CGCGTTCTTGCCGCGCCGCTAAGACGCGTTCGCGCGTCGGTCGCCTCGCCCGCGTGAAACGGCGGTTCGTCTGAGGGAGACGGAAAACCCCTAAGCCGGTGGCCGCCACGTCAGGGCGGTGAAGCTGAAACCTTCACCCGACGAGGCGGCGCTATGGCCACCACTAACTACTCAGTCAACTCCCCTGAAGCGGTAAAGCTCTGGCGGTCGCAGTTGGCGCGCGAAGCCCTCAAGGCGACGTGGGTGCAAAAGTTCATCGGAGATAGCTCCGACGATATCCTGCAGGTGTTCGGTGAGACTGGGAAAGACAGCGGCGATCGCGTCACAGTCACGCTCCGCATGCAACTCAATGGCGACGGGGTCGCCGGAGACGCCTCCCTAGAAGGCAATGAGGAACCGCTGACGACATACACCGATAACTTGATCGTCGATCAGTTGCGGCATGGTGTTCGCTCTGGCGGCAAGATGACGGAACAGCGGATTCCCTGGAAGATTCGTGATGAGGCCATGCTTGGACTCAAGGATTGGTGGGCGGGCCGAATAGATCAGGCTTTCTTCAATCAGGTTGCTGGGTACACGCCAACGACGGACGTCCGTTATACTGGCATGAACGCGGTGATTGGTCCTGACGCCTCGCACGTCACGCGCATGAACAACAAGGCGACGGACGAACTGGTCATTGCGGGCGACGAAATGACCTTGGCAATGATCGACAAGATGGTCGAGGGCGCCAAGCTGGGATCGACGACGGGCACGGGCCCGGTGATCCGCCCGGTAAAGGTCGACGGGGAAGATCGCTATGTTGTCGTGCTGCATACTAAAGCAGTTACACAACTGCGGACGAACATTAACGCCGGGCAATGGTTGGACATAGAAAAGGCCGCAATTACCGGCGACGGTAGCGCGCGCAATCCTATCATGACCGGCGCCCTCGGCATGTATAATGGTGCTGTTCTACACGAAAGCACGCGTCTCCCTAATGGAGTGAACAGTACAACTGGTTTGCCAGTAGTCACGACGCGCCGTTGTGTACTTCTAGGTGCACAAGCTGCAGCTATTGGCTTCGGCCAGGGACAGTCATTCAAGAATTTCGACTGGAACGAGGAGCTCTTTGACTACGGGAATCAGCTTGGCGTTGAAGCTGGTCTTATCCACGGTCTTAAAAAGCTTCGTTTTAACGCGGCGGACTTCGGCGTTATTGTCGGCGTCAGCTTCACGTCTTAGGAGCGGACCTCAATGGCAACCGGTGGCCGTAAAACTCAGCTTCAAGTCATCCACGAGATCTCGATGCAGTTCGGCTTTGGCCAAGTTGCGGGGGTGATCGGGGTTCTGCCTGCAGGCGCGATCATGGGGACGTGCCACCTGTGCGTTTCCCAAGTCTGGAACTCGACAACCAACACCATTTCCGTGGGGACGACGGCGGGCGGCGCGCAACTTCTCAGCGCGATCGACCTCAAGACCCTGGCCAGGACAGACACGGTCGTTCCGCTCGCGGCCATGGGTCCGCTGGCGGTCGACACGCCGATCTACGGCTCGATCGCCGCGACCGGCGGCGCCCCGACAACGGGCGTGGCGACGGTCTGGCTGGATTACCTGCCCGGCCCTGGATAGGGGGCGGGTGCGTGGATGGCTTACCCGAATAATGATCCATATGCGGGTCTGCTGGCCGGTCTGACACAAACGCGTCCAATGGGATCTGGTCCCCTGGCGCCGGGGGAAATGCCGCCGCGTCCGCTCGGATCCGGGCCGATGCGCGCAAGTGAAATGAACCCCTCACAAGGGGGCCTGCTAGGCGGCTTAGATCTGGATCTGCTGCGGCGGCTGTTGGCTGGTGGCGGTCAAGCGCCAACGCCTGAACGTCCGCCCGGCTCCGGGCCTGTGCTGGGCCGGGGGCGGTGACGCATGGCGAACCTGGGAGACCTGAAAGCCCGGATCATCTCTGAAACCGTGCGCGACGATTTGGCCGATGATCTCGCGGCTGGGCTCAATCAGGTGATCGCCAGTTCAATCGACGATCTCGAATACGAACGCTGGTGGTTTAACGAGAGCGTGACGACGGTCCCGTGTGTGATCGGGCAGCAAACCGTCCCGTATCCGACGATCGCCAGGCGGATAGACGAGATCCGGATCCAAGTCGGCGGCGTCCGCTACCGCATGACCATGCGATCGGTCGACTGGATCGAAGCGGCCTATTCGACGCCTCAGAGCGGCCAGCCGACGGACTGGGCGCCGCTTGGCAATTCGATCCTGCTCTGGCCGACGCCAAACCAGACGTATTCGCTGCTGATGGAACTGGTGACGCAGGTTCAACCGCCGCTCGATTACACGGTCAACACGTCCTCGAACAACTGGACGAACGAGGGTGCGGATCTCGTCACGGCAAAGGCCAAGAAAAAGCTCTACCGCGATTTCCTCTCGTCGACCCTGCAGGACACGCGGGTCATCAACGCCAACAATCAGGAGGAGGAAGCCTATTCCCGCCTGCGGAGCCAATCCAATCGTCGGCTGTCGACGGATCGGGTGGTCCCCTCATGGTGATCTACGCCAAGGCGCCTGACGTCTCCCTGGTCGAGCCGAATGCGCCGCCCTGGGCGCAACGCTTCGCGCTGCGGATTGGCCAATATTTCCAGTCCAAGTTCCCGACGCAACCGACGCGGTTTTTCTACTGCGACAAGGTGGATCTGCCGCCCGCCGCTGACTGGCCAGGGTGCGTCGTCGTGGTGGTCGATCAGGAATGCTTGGCGGTCGCGCGGCTTGGCGCTTGGCGGCGCCTCAACCTCGGGGGGCCGGTCTGATGCCGTCGTCTTACACCTCGAGCGCGCGGTTCACGCTGCAGGCGACCGGCGAGAACAACAACACCTGGGGCGTGATCCTGAACTCCGGCGTGTTCCAGCTCGTCGATGACAACGTCAACGGACGGCTCGGACTGGTGCTGTCGGGCGCCAAGGTGCTGACGACGGCGCTGGGTGCGGTCGATGAGGCGCGGCTGGCGTTCCTCGACGTGACCAGTGGAACCGGTGGGACGATTACGGTTCCGTCGGTGGCGCAAGGTCGCTTCGTCCGCAATGCGGCGGCGGGTGACGTGGTGCTGTCGGCGGGCGGGGCAACGTTCACCTTCAAAACCGGGGATATCGGCCCGACCTTTACGGACGGCTCGGCGGTCTATGGGCTGGCGATCGGCGGCAAGCCGCTGCGCCAGTACATCGGGGACGCCAATCAGGCGGTGATTGACTACATCAACGCGGCGATTTCGGCGGGGTCGATCAACCTGCCGCCCGCGCTTGGCCAGCTTGGTAAGGCGCTGATTGTCCGCCTGGCGGGCGCTCCTCCAGTTGAGGCTTGGGTTCCAGATTTCATTCAAACCCTCGACGTCGACGGCGGCGCCGCCGTCTGCTTCGCGCTGACGCTGTAGGAGGCGCCGACATGGCCGTTTCTCAGAACAAGGTCGTCACCTCACAGGCATTGAACACGGGCCAAGCGGTCTGCACGGCGGCGAAAACGACGTACAACGACGCGGCCAACGCGGTGCTGCTGCTGACGGCGGGCGCCAACGGATGCGTGGTCTATGCGATCCGCGCCATTCCACGGGCGACGGTAACGGTCACGCAATTGCAGCTTTATCGCTCGAGCGACGGTGGCGTGACGTTGAACCTGTTCGATCTGGCGCTAATGGCGGCGTACACGATGGCGCAAACGACGGCGCCTGTGCCGCCGAAAACAGATTTTCTCTATACCGAAGCGGCGCCCCTGCGGCTGAAGCCAGCGGAGCGGATCTATTGCGCGGCGGGCGTGGCGCTGGCCGGCGGGATCGTCTTCGACGCCATGGGGGAAGATCTCTAGGGATGCCCCGGATCATTGCTCAGAACCGGATCCCTCGGGTTCCGATCGCCAGCCGGTCGATCGCGATTGGCCAGACGGTCGGCGGGGTGACGCCAGCAACGGCTGGGGTCGGGGTCGGCGGCGGGGTGTGGGCGGCGGCGGCGCCAGATGCGCGCTTTGTGTCGGCGGACGCTCTCTTTGAGAGTTCGATTGTGCGGGCGCGGCAAACCGGGGCGTTGCCTGCGGTTCCGCAAGTCGGGCGTTATGCGGCGCCCTCATCCATGTATTGGTACACGGGCGGGCAGAACGGTAATTATGCATTCAGCAATAATCGGCGGTTCTGGGCGGCGGGTGGGGGGCATTTTTACTGGTCGCCCTCGGGGCCGTTTGCGTCATCTGCGCTGACGGTCGGCGCCTCCTGGGCGCACTTCAATGTTAAAAATTCAATTAGCGGGCTCTGGAACACGGCGGCGGGATTAAGCGGCGCGGCGGCGGGTCAAATTCCTTACGGCATGAGTTACGCCAACGGCGAGGCTCATAACTTAACGTCGGACGGGCTTTGGTCGTGGGCGCCTGTTCTCTATGGCAACCCGACGCCGGTAAAGTACGGGTCGGGCGCTGTTGGCGGAAGCTCCAGCTATACGCAATTGGTCAATATCGCTGGCCGCTATGTCATTTGGGCGTCCCTCGCGGTTCCCACGGTTCCACGCTACGCGACGGATCGGGCGACGTGGACAAACTGCACAGTTCCGACCCTGAACGGCGACGGCGGCGGAGCCGGAAACGGCATTGTCTGGATTTACTATGATCCCTGGGCGGTGCGGCTGGTGGCGGTCACGCAGTATGGGGAAATCCTCGTTTGTACGGACGGCATTACCTTTACCAAGACGGCGGCGCGCACGGCGGGCTTGGTGAGCTTCACGATGGAAACTTGCTGGGTGTCGCCTTCGGGTAAGGTGTACGCCTGCGGCACGAGCGCCGGAGCCGGACAGGTTTTTGTCGCGGCGGACGTAGGCTCGCCATGGGTCGCGCAAACCGTGACGCTGGGCGGCGGCAAGACAATTTTGACGCGGGCCTATGACGTGAACGGCACGGCGGGCGTCACGGCGCTGCTGTTCCGCGCGACGACGGCCACGCCAACAAGCGCCTCGATTGTGGTCAGCGTGGATGATGGCGCGACATGGCTGTTTGGCACGGGCGGCGATGGCACGATGTCAGGGCAAAACGTCGATAACGGACAAAACGTGCTGTTAGCGACGGAGGGCGTATTCGCTTCGGTGAGCGGTCTAACGACGGGAGCTTTTGGGAGCGGTTTCGGGGATAGGATCGTCACGGATGCGGACGCGCTGAATACCTTTTGGCAGACGGACCCTGTGTTTATTGACCTTGCGGACGGGGTGACGAAAAAGCGGTTCTGGCGGGTGTCCTGATGGGGAACCTTCCGTTCCAGCCGCCGCCGGGCCTCACCAACAATGACACGGTTTTCTCTGCGCCTGGCCGGTGGGCGAACGGATCCCTGGTGCGGTTCTTCAACGGCAACTGGGAAGTTAAAGGCGGCTGGGAGCGGCTGACGCTGACGAACCTTAGCGGGGTCTGCCGGTCGGTGATCGGCTGGCAGGATCCGACCTCGCAACAGAATATCGCGTTCGGTCTGCATAACGGTCTGAAGGCTTGGCGCGGCGGGCTGGTCTACGACATTACGCCGCTGGCGGCGGGGCCGGTTATCCCGATGAGCTTCCCGGCGAATGCGGTCGTCAAGACGACGGCGGGAAGTTCCAGCGTCGGGCTGGTGGTGTTTGGCCACAACGCGACGGTCGGCCAGATCATCCGGGTTGTGGGCGTCACCTTCCCAGTCGGCGGCAACGTCAACGCCAATGGCGATTGGGCGGTCGCGTCGATCGTCGACGTCAACAATCTGACGATCACTTACACCGCAAACGCGACCTCGACCGCGAACGGCGGCGGGGTCGCCGGGACGGCGCAACTGGCGCCGTTCACAGGGTTCGTGGCTGGCCAGATTGATGGGACCGGCGGCGCCGGATATTCGACGGGCGCGTTCGGGGTCGGGACGTACGGAACGCCGTCGACCTCGGATTACTTCCCGCTGACGTGGTCGCTGGCGACCTATGGCGGGTTCCTGATCGCTAACCCGCGCAATCAGGGGATCTACATTTGGGATACGACGGCGCCGGGCAAGGCGACGGTCATCACACAGGCGCCCGCGCAAGTGACGTTTGTAGTGGTGACGCCCTCCCGTCAGGTGCTGGCGCTGGGCTGCAATCAGGAAGTCGGCGGCGTGTTCAATCCGCTGAATATCAGGTGGAGCGATATCGAGGATTACACCGACTGGACAAGCCTTCCGACCAACAACGCGGGCGAATGGACGCTGGAAAGCGGCGGGCGGATCGTCAGCGCGCGGGTGGTCGGGGACTATGTTCTGGTCTGGACCTCGGACGGATTGTTCATGGGAACGTTCCTCGGGGATCCTGGCCAGACGTGGAAGTTCGAGCGCCAGGGCTCCGGCTGCGGCGCGATCTCGCCAGGGGCGCCGATCGTGCGTGGCCAGCGGGCGGCGTGGATCAGCCCGGATCGCATGTTGTGGAACTACACGCTCGGCGGTGAACCGCAACCGCTGAACTGCGACGTGCAGGCGGTGTTTCAGGATCACATCGCGCAAGGCCAGGACGATAAGATTGTCGGATCCGCCGTGGCGCCTTTTCAGGAGCTGGTGTGGTTCTGGCCGGATGATCGCGACGGCCTCGAGGTGTCGCGCGGTATGTCAGTGTCGACGGACGGCTGGAGCCTCGACCTCCTGGCGCGCTCGGCGTTCTGCGACGCAGGGCCACAGGTGTTCCCGATCGGCGTGGCGCCGACGGGGCAAGTCTACTGGCACGAAAAGGGCAACAGCGCCGACGGCGGGATCCTGGCCGGTTTTCTTGAGAGTGGGGATTTCTACCTGCAGGAAGCGGAAGGCGGGGTGATGGTGAATGGGGTCTGGCCAGACTTCAAGAACCAGATCGGACCCATGCAACTGACCATGGCGACGAAAGAGAACCCACAGTCGATCCCGCGCACGCATGGACCTTGGACGCTGGCGGCGGGCCAGGGTCGGCGCTCTTTCCGGGTGGCCGGCCGCATCGTGCGTGTGCGCTATGACTTCGCTTCGGCGCCTTGTTACGCGCGCGGCGGCAAGCCGGAGTTTCAGATCGAGCCGATAGGAGGGCGTTGATTTACGGCGCGAGCGCGTTCAGGGCGCCCGCAATCAGGAACCTGCGATGAGCCAAGTTTATGATCTCGAGGCGGACGACGCGCCGGAACCAACGGGGACGGTGATCGACCTCGAGGCGGCGGTGGATCCGCTGCTGTCGCAATGGGCGCGGTTCCGCGACCTGTTCCGCGAGGAGATGGAAGACGGCTTTTGGACGATCGAGGATCTGGAGCAGAAGATCGCGCATCGCCGGGCGTTCTTCTTCCCTGGCCAGAACGCGGCGGTGGTGGGTGAGATCGAGGCTTACCCTGGCGGGGCCCGGATCATGCAACTGACCTGGGCGGCGGGCGACATGGCGGAGATCCTGCAGATGGCGCCAGGGGTCGAAGCGGTCGCCCGGATGATGGGTTGCAACGGGGTGCTGATCGAGGGCCGCCCGGCAATGGTGCGGGTGTTCAAGAGCGGCGGTTACGGCCACTGGTCCTCGACGATCTATAAGGCGCTCTAGGATGGGCCTGTTCAGTAGCAAAAAGAGAACCGTCCAGACGCAACAAACCAAAGGGACGGAAAACTCGACGTCGACGTCGACCCCTGACGTCCCCAACTGGTTGCTGGATCCCGCGAAGCGGGCGGCGTCGACGATCTCGACGCTGCAGCAAACGGATCCCAATCAGTTCGCGCCACAGGTTTCAGATCTCCAACAGAAGTCGTTCGCGGACGCGGGCAACCTGACGAATTCGCCGCTCTACGGCGAGGCGGCTGGCATGGCGCGCGGGGTGGGCGACGTCAGCGCGGATCAGGTTCAGGGCCAGTCGCTGCTGACCGGCCTGGATCAGTATTACAACCCGTTCAAGCAACAGGTCTTGAACCCGGTTATGGCCGACTATGACGCGCAAGCGGGCCAGACGCGGGCGGCGCAAGCCGCACAGGCGGCGCGGGGCCAAGCGTTCCAAGGCTCGCGCTACGGCATTCAGGAAGGCCAGACGGAAGGTGAGCTTGCGCGCGGGCGCGCGGCGACTGAGGGCGGCTTGCTCGGCAACATGTATACGCAAGCCACGGGCCTCTCGTCTGAGGACGCCGCCAGGCGGCAACAAGCCATGATGGGGAACCAGTCCGCAAACCTGCAAGCGGGACTGGCCAATCAGCAAGCCGGGTTCCAGAAGGCGGGCCTGCTGCAAGGGATCGGGTCGGCGCAGGATGAGGGAACGCGGGCTAACCTCGGGATCCAAGCCGGGCTGGGCGGCGTCAAAACCGATGCCGAGAACGCGGCGCGGCAATACCCGCTCGAGTTCGCGCGGCAAACGGAGGGTCTGTTGAGCGGGCTCGGGCCGTCGCAGTACATGGGACGGACGACGACGGGAACCGGCGAGACGACGAGCGACATGACGGGGAAGACGACGGAAACGGCGTCACCTAGCACGCTGGCCAGCATCGGACAGGTGGCGCAAATCGCGGCGCTGTTCTCCGACGCCCGCGTGAAGCAGGACGTCCGGACGGTCGGCCACGACGCCAAGGGACGGCGCTGGGTGTCGTTCGCCTATGTCTGGGCGCCGTGGAAGCGGCTGCTCGGCGTCATCGCACAAGAGATCCAGCGGACAGATCCGCAAGCCGTCCTGGCCGGTCCCGGCGGCGTGCTGATGGTCGATTACGGAGCGTTGTGATGGGCTTCCTCGACGGTGTTAAAAACTTCTTCGGGACGCAACCGGGCGAGATCCAGCCGGGCGCGGTGAACCCGACAAGTGGTTCCGGCGGGTTCCTCGGCGGGCTGCAGCAAGCGCCGGTCCAAGGGCCGTCGACGACGTTCATGGATCGCATGAACAAGCCGAACGATCGCGGGATGAACTTCTTCGACAAGCTCTATGCGGCGGGGTCGATCGCGCAAGGCCAGGATCCGGGCCAGTTCATGCAAGGGCGCCAACTGATGGCGACCAATCAGCGGAACAAGGACGACGCGAAGTTGCGGCAATCGCAGTTAGGGAAGGTGCTGGCCAGTTCGTACAATCCTGACGGGTCGATCAACCCGCAAACCTATGCGTCGGGGGCGGCGAATATCGGGGAAGGTCTCGATCTGGAATCGGCGCTGAAGCTGCAGCAAGCCAATCAGGATCAGTGGTCTCCAATGAGCGCCGGATCCGACGTGGTGATGGGGAACAAGCGGACGGGCCAGTTCGGGTCGACCTACAAGGGCACGCCCAAGCTCGGCAAGTACCTGAAGCAAGATCCGATCACAGGCGAAACGGTCATTGATTACGACGCGATCAAGGCGGAAAGCCTCGCGGCTGGCGGCAAGGCCAAGGCGCAGTTCCCGTTCCGGCGGCCGCCAGCGCCGCATCCGGGGCTGAACAGCTACACGCCCCCGAATGCTCAACCGCTGCCGCCGTAGGAGGGCTGAATCATGCCATTCCAGCCGTCAGTCCCGAACACGGGGTTTATGCTCGACGGGAAGGCGTACCTGTTCACCGATGACAAGGGGTCCAAGGTTCCCGCGATGCGGGATCCGACGACGAACGCATGGGTTCCCGATCAGCGGGCGATGGCGCAAGCGGGGATGGCGCAAATCGGATCCAAGGTCGCGGCGCCGGAGGACGACGCGGCGCTGAAAGACATGGTCAAAGAGGTCGGGCCTGCACAGGATCTGGCCAACGCGGCGCGTCACTTCATGGAGGTGAAAGGCAAAACCCAGTTGGGGCCGCGATACGGTGCGCTGCCGGTCTATGGCGGCGACGCACAGTCCATGGCGCGGCGAAGCCTCGCGCGATCGGATCCCAATACAGAAGCCACGCTCGAGCAACTGGAAGCGATCAACTCGGCGAACTGGCCGACGCTGCGCCCGGAAGGATCCGGGCCCATCCGGGTGATCGAGGCGAAAGGCTGGAAAAACGCGTTCCCGTCGATCTCCAACGTCGACGCAGCGGATCAGGGCATTACCGACACGCTCTGGCAAAAGTACGTAGACAAGTCGAACGCGACTGACTTCGCCCAACAATACGTCCACGGCGGCAAGGGTGGCGTACCTGCGGCCAGGGCGGCGTTCCAGAACCTTGGGCAAGAAGCGAACGCCAAGGGGCGGCATCAGGCGCTCGGCGCCGCGCCTCGAGACTTCAGCGGAAACCTGCCCGGCTGGTCCGGGGATCTGCCGCCTCGGCAACTGGCGGCGGCGAAGCTGTACGCCAACTCACGTCAGCCGCCAGGCAGCAAACGCAATCCGCTGCTGTGGTCGCCAACGGCCAATCTGCCGCCGGAAAGCTGGGTAATCGACGACGACGGCGGGCTGGTGCAAATGCCGAAAGCCAAGCGGTGATCCATGGGCACGCTGGCCGATCAACTTGCGGCGGAAGCGGCGAAGGAAGCGGCGGCAAAGGCTCCGCCCGGATCCGGACGGCTGAAGGCGTCCCTCGGGATCGCCAAGCCTGACGCGGCGCCGCCGAAAGGCGGGCGCTCGCTGAGTGACCTGATCGCGCTGGGATACGACGCGCAAAGCAAACAGGACGATTACGATCAGGCGAAAGCGACGGCGCTGGCCAGCCTCGCGAAAACCAAGGCGCTGACGGATAAGATCAACGCTGGGATCCAGACGGTTGCGGATCCGGTGCGTAAGGCGCTCGGGCCGCTCGAGTTCCTGGCGCCCGATCGCGACGTGCCTGGGCAAGTCATGGCGGTGGGCGCTGGCGGGATCCCGTTCCTGGGCGAGACGACGGGCCAGATCGCCCGCGTCGGCAACATGATCTCCAACGTCGGGCGCAAGCAACGTGGGGATCCGGAGGTCGATAGTGACGCGGTGTACCGCGCCTATCGCGACGTCCAGAAGGCCAATCAGGAACAGATCCGGGGCGCGCACCCGGTGACGGCGGCGGTCGGAACGGCGGGCGGTATGGAGCGCCTGGGCGCGGGCCTGGGCATTGCAGGCGGGTTCCTGGGCGGGCTCGAGCCGGTTGCGGCCGGCCTTAAGACGTTGAGCAAGCTCGAGCCGATCGCCAAGACGGCCAAGACGGCGCGGGCCCTCAAGCTGGCCAGCCAGTTGAAGTTCAACCCTGACGTGGTCGACTGGGCGGAGAACACCGGCAAGGGGGCGCTCTCCGCCGCAACGTCGATGGGCCTATGGGGAACGCAGCAAGGCGAGGGCCTGGGCGAGCGCGCGGAAAGCGGCCTGCGAGACTTTGGCTGGGGCGGTCTGCTCGGGGGGACCGTGGCTGGCGTTGGGGTGCCTTTGCTCGATCTGGCGGCCAAGGGCGGCAAGGACGTGCTGGGCTATTTCGGGAGCAAGCTGAAGGTCAAACCGCCGGAAGGGCTGATCACGCCAGCGGAGGAAGCGGCGGCTAAGGAAACCGTCGCGGCGCTGGCGCGGCGCAACAACGTGACGGCGGCGAACGTCGGGGAAAAGACGGCGGGCTATTCGGATCCGGTCCTCGGGCAAGTGCTGGGGACGGAGGGCCAGAACCTGACGTCAGCGGTTGCGCGGCGCCAGGGCAACACTGGCAACGTCATGCGGGCGCTGCAACGCCAGCGGGCGGGAACCCGTCCAACAGAGATCAAGGCGGCGATCAAGGAACACCTCGGTTACTCGCCGGATGAGGTTCACGATCTGGTCGGCGGGATCGTGCAGCAAGGTCGGGAGACCGTCGCGCCGATGTATGCGGCGGCGGAGGAAAGTCCGTTCGGGGTGACGCGTCCGGATCTCGAGCGCCTGCTAGGATCCAGAACCGGCAAGGCGCTGCTAGGACATGTCAGTGAGCGGGCCAAGCTGCAGGAACTAAACCCGGAAGGCTTGACCTACGCGCCGGTCGAAAGTCCGCCGCCGCCTGGCGGGCCGATCGCTGCCGCGCCGGATGAGGCGCCGCCGGTCGGCCAGCGGATCATTCAGGCAGGCGATCAGGCGCCGGTCCTGCCAGCGCCGGAACCTGTCCCGATCCCGCGCGCGCCCGCTGAACAGCCTGGGCAGGGTCCGGAGTTCCTGCGCTGGCTGTCGCATCAGGGCGGGCCAGCGGACGAGGCGGGCGAAATGGCCGCGCTGGATCTCAGCAAGCTTGGTCAACGGTCTAAGAACAGTGGGAAATATCAGATCGACGTGCTGCGCGAGCGCGCGCGTGACGAGGGGTTCTGGCCGACGGAAGGCAATCCGCCGACGCGCCAGCAGTTCTTGGATCAGGTGAAGGCGTCGAGGGCGGGCAACTTCCGCTATGGGCGCGCACCGGATCCGGTCGCGCAAGCCAACTGGGAAAAGGCGGAGGCGGCGCGGGCGCAAAACCGTCACCTCGAAAGCACTCACGCCAACGCGCAACTAGATGCGGAACAGCAGTTCGAGGCGCAACGGGCGCAAGACATTGCCGATCATGAGGCTTGGCAAAAACAGATGGAGGAGATCGGCAATCAGGAGGATTGGCGATCAACGGAACCGGAGCATGGAGCGGCGCCAGCGGAAGGCTATGCGGAGCAAAATCCGCCGCGTTACGAACTGGCGCAAACCACAGGTTTGACGCCTAGGTCGTTGATCCACCTTCACCAACTGTCGCGGCCTAGCTACACGAACGGCAAGCTCGATACGGATCGCTTCAACCTCGAGCAAGCCGATTTCCATCGGACGCTTGGACGGATCCTGACGGGCCATCCGGAGACCGGCGAGGGCGCGTTGTTGCCTGACTACAAGGCGCCCAAGGATATCGCCTCGGGGTACCTGGGGACGTCAGACACCTACAACAATTTCTCGGGTAAGCTGACGGCTGGAAAGCTCAAAGATTTCACCGACATGGTCACGTCGCTTAAGAACAAGGATGGGAGTTGGATCCCGGAGAAATGGCAGGGCGCCAAGCTTGCGGCCATTCAGGACATGCAAGAAATGTGGAGCAAGGGGATGCTGCACAGCGGCGGCAAGTTCGCCGCGCCGGGTATTGAGGTGCGGTTGCGGATGCTGTTCGGAGAAAAGGGCTCCAAGGCGCTGATCCAGCAAATGGAACGGACGTCGGAACAGGCGGCGGCGGAAAGCCGAATGGCGCCGTTCTCCGGCTCGCGGACGGCGGAGATCAACGCAGGCATGGGCGAGGTCGAAGCCCATGCGGGCGAGGATCTGGCCAAGGCGGCGAAGCTGGCGGGCAAGGGCCCGTCGGGGATCCTGGGCGAACTGATCGCCAATAGCGGCGCCTATACGAAAACCGCCGGATCCACGGTCGGCTATCGGGATGCGCTCGGCAAACTGTTGGCGCTGTCGGGGCCGGAACAAGAGGCGCTTCTGCGAGAGCTGGAACGCATGCCAGCGCCGCGTCCCAAGATCTCAGCGGCGCGGGAAGTTGGGGTGGCCGCTGCAGCGCCGTTTGCGTCGCACTGAGGCCAGGAACGCGGACGCCCGGCTACACGCCTACCCGGAACCGCTCGAGGGGCTTCCACGGGGCTGATTTTCGCACGTTGACGTATGCGGCGAGCGCGTTGATGCGGCGCGCACGGCTGGCGCCTATCAGGATCGAATTCCTATGGCCAAGCCTGTCCCGGTGTCCAAGGGTCCGCCGCCGTCGATTAGCGGTGTCGCCAAAGTCGGTGAAACACTGAGCGGCTATGACGGCAACTGGAGCGGCGGGCCGACAAGCTACACGCGCAACTGGCTGCGGGACGATGAGGAGATTGAGGGCGCGGAAGCGCGGACCTATCTCCTCCTGCCAACGGATGAGGGCGCCCGGATCGGGTATGGCGTCGTGGCGCATAACGGCGCGGGGCCAAGTCAACCGGCTTACGCGCAAGACGTCGGGCCGATCGAACCCGCCAGCGTGACGCCTCCGGAGCCTGGGCCGGAACCTGGGGAACCGGACAACACGTTGCCTCCCGTTCCCCCGGAACCCGGACCAGAACCGCCGCCTGGCGACGCTCCTGCATCAATCACAGATCCAGTTGTTGGCACGCCGCTACTGGAGGTTTGGAACCTGCAGTTTGCCGGAACCGGACCCCAACGGCCTCCCGACAATGGGGCCTGGAACGGAAGCCTAGACGCCTACCTGCAGAGCAAGGGTTTCTACCTGGGCAACTATGGGAACCTGATGTTCCCGGCGGACGAGGGCCAGTCGAACACGGTCGAGGCGTATGACTTCACGGGCGCCCCTGCGCTCAACGTCATCGGCGGCGGCAATGCGATCCTGACGGACTGCACGTTTGCGGACGGCTGCGAGTTGGGCTTTCCGATGGACTCGAACAACAACCTTGGCTTTGACACCACGACGCAAACGGTCACGCTCAACAACTGCACGTTCGACCGCTCGACGTTCTTCCAAGGCGCGGGCAAGCTGGTGCTGAACTATTGCCGGTTCACACATCAGGTTCAGGGCATTGGCGGATCCGGCTTCCAAGCG